TGATGAAGGGGCAATTGTTCTTATAAATGATATTTTCCAAGTTTCTGGTGCAACAGACAACTATGAACTTAGTGAAAATACTGGAATAACTTCAATTTCTTTTGTTGGTTCTGGTAGGACAACTCAGTCTGCTTTTGTTGAATCAATGGGAAGAGATGTTGGTATTTCTAGTTTCCCAAGAGGAGGAATAATTGTTTCTGTAGGTTCTACTGAAGGATTTGGTTATCAACCTCTTGTTGCTGCTGGCGGAACTGCTACAGTATCTACAGCGGGAACAATCTCTGCAATCTCAATAGGTAATTCTGGTTCTGGTTATAGAACAGGAATTCAAACAACTGTAAATGTTAGTGTTGGAACTACTAGTGTTACTGGATCAAATATAGTTGCAATTGGAACTGCATTAATATCTAATGGCAATATTACAGGAGTAACTATTACAAATCCTGGATCCGGATATACAACATCAAGTCCTCCATTCGTTGTATTTGATTCTCCAAGTTCTTACTCAGCAATTCCTCTTCAATATAGTTCTTCCTCTTCTGGAGTTGGAACTGATGCAACAATTAATGTTGTTGTTGGTCAAGGTTCTAGCATTATTGACTTTGAATTAGTTAATACTGGGTATGGTTATGGCAATGGAGAAGTGTTAACAATTCCTTTTGGTGGTGCAACAGGAATTCCAACAACATCATCATTCGGTTCTAATGAGTTTCAAATTCAAATTGAAAAAATTATTTCTGATGAATTTACTGGATGGTCTCTGGGTGTTCTTGAAACTTTAGATAATGTAAACAAATTTATTAATGGAGTAAGATTAGACTTCCCATTACTTAGAAGTGGGAATTTGATATCTATTATGAAATCTAAAGGTTCTAAAATTGAACTTGATCATCTCTTACTTATCTTTGTCAACAGCATTTTACAGAAACCTGGAGTTGCATATGAGTTCAATGGTGGTTCTGTCATAACATTTAAAGAAGCACCAAAAGAGGGTGATGATATTAAGATTGTTTTCTACAAAGGAAGTGGAGATGAACTTGATGTTGTTGATAGAGAAGTTCTTGAAACAATTAAATTTGGTGATGAAGTAACTTTAAATTATGATCCAGATAGAGGTCAGCGAGAGGACTTACAAGAAAATGCAAGAACTATAAGCACAGTTACTTCTATTGATACCGTAAAAACTATTCCATATTATGGTCCAGGTAATACTAAAGATACGACTTTAGAAAGACCTATTGTTTGGTGTAGACAAACTCAAGATAAAATTATCAACGGTCAAGAAGTTGGTAAGGATAGAGAACTTTATGAACCAGTAATCAACCCAACTGCTAATATTATTAGTCCTATTGGAATTGGTTCTACTATATTTTATGTTGATAGATTAAGACCAATGTTTAATCTAGAAAATGAGAGTCAAGATGCTCCGTTTAGAAACAGTGTTCAGAAAGAAGTGACATTCATTCAACCTATAGTAACTGTATCAGCGGCGGCAACAGCAGTAGTATCTGCTGCTGGAACTATATCTTCGATTGTTCTTTCTACAGGTGGAGTTGGATACTCAACCACTCCTGAAGTTAGTATTGGTATTGGTAGCACCAGAGCAACTGCTATTGCTACTATCAGCGGTGGAGTTGTAACTGGAGTGGCAATTAGCAATCCTGGAACTGGATATACGACTTTGACCCCACCAAGTGTTCTTATTGGTCCACCAACCAAAGAAACTGAAACAAATGATGTTTCTTCTTATGAAGGAGACTCTGGAATTATTGTTGGACTTGGAACAAATGTTGGTATTGGAACAACTCAAATGATATTTGATTTACATATTCCATATGATTCTGTCTTGAGAGATTCTACTATTGTAGGAACAGCAATTACACTTTCTTCAATCAGTGTAGATGATTACTTTATCGTTAGAAATTCTAGCGTTGGTATTGCAACCACAAGTATTACTTCGCTTTATTCTGATAACTCTACTATTATTGGAATCGGCACAGAGTTCTCTGATAATGTTTATGCGGTAGATTCTGTTCAATTAGTTTCTAAGAGTGTTGCTGGAGTCAGCACGGTGGTTAAGAGAGTATTTGCAAATGTTACTAACGTTCCTACAGGAATTGTTGGTATTACAACCTCTGTTTTTGGTGATTATTCTTGGGGTAAGGTTATCTTGTCTGGAAGAACTAAAGAAGTTTCATATCCAGCAAACACAATGTCTGGAATTGGAACTAATGAAGTTACTGGAATTTCTACATCAACAAAATTAGTTAGAACCAGATATGTGAGGTTTAAAAAGTTCTCATCATAATGTGTAATAAATAAGTAAAAAAGTCTGTCAAAAATGGCTGCCATTATAACTGATCAAGTAAGAATATTAAACGCAAAGAATTTCGTTGCAGGAATTACTAATGCTAGTAATTCTTATTATTCTTTCATTGGTCTCCCAAATTCTGATGATTATTCCAGTACTTGGAACGATAATCCTCCTGCACCAAAAGATAATTTTGATCAGGAGAATGATTATTGGAACACTATGATTGCTCTGAAAAAAATTAATGCTGATGATGTAAGGCAAGTTATTCCAAAAAGAAATTGGTCTTCTGGAACAACCTTTGATATGTATCGTCATGATTATAGTCGCTCAAATATTGCTCCAGTTTCTGGTTCTACTAACTTATATAATTCCAACTTTTACGTATTAAACAGTGATTATAGAGTTTACATCTGTCTTCAAAATGGAACTGATCCTGAAAATACCTTAGGTAGACCTTCTCTTGATGAACCGACATTTGTTGATTTAGAACCAAGATCAGCAGGAACTAGTGGTGATGGATATATTTGGAAATATCTTTACACAATTAAACCAGCAGACATTGTAAAATTTGAGTCTACAGACTTTATTCCTGTTCCAACAGATTGGAGCACAAGTAATGATACTGCATCAGTTAGAAGTAATGCAGTAGATGGTTCTCTTAAAATTGTCACTATCACGAACCGTGGAATTGGTTTAGGAACTGCAAATCAGACTTATACCAGAGTTCCTATTGAGGGAGATGGATCTGGTGCTGAGTGTACGGTAACTATTGATGGTGACAGTAAAATTGGAACGATAACAATTTCTAATCAAGGATCTGGTTATACATTTGGAAATGTTGATCTTGTCGCTGGAGGAGTTCCAACTGGAACTACAAGACCAGAATTTAATGTTATTATAACTCCTCAAGGAGGACATGGCGCTGACATTTATCGTGAGTTAGGTGCATATAGTGTATTAATGTATTCTAGAATTGAAAATGACAATGAAAATCCAGATTTTATTACTGGAAATCAATTTTCTAGAATTGGTATTGTAGAGAATCCAACATCTCCAACAGCAAACATTATTTTAACCGCAGATAAAGCAAGTGCCGTAACTGCATTAAAATTAGTTGGTGTAGGATATAGTGATGCATCATTCACGGCAGACTCTGTTGTCACTCAAACAGTTGGAACAGGTCAAACTGCTGCCGGTAAAGTTGTTAGTTATGATAAGACAACAGGAGTTCTAAAGTTATGGCAAGATAGAAGAATTTCAGGATTTAGCACTGTAGGAACTGCACAAACAAATCCTGAGTTTGGATATACTTTAAGACCTTTCACAGGTTCTCCAAGTGCGGGGGGAGACAGGAATATTACTCCTACAAGTGGTCTTATTTTAACCATTGATAATACGTTTAACGACAACAAAACCACGATAAATAATCGTACATATTATCTTGGGATGGACTTTGTTACTGGTGTTGCTTCTCCTGAAGTAAAACAACACTCTGGAAACATTATATACGTAGATAATAGACCATCTATCACAAGATCGTCGAATCAAAAAGAAGACATAAAAGTTATCTTGCAGTTCTAAAGAATTATGCCACAGCAGACGAATTTAAACGTAGCACCATATTTTGACGATTTTGATCCGACAAATGACTACCATAAGGTGCTTTTTAAGCCTGGATATCCTGTACAGGCTAGAGAATTATCAACTCTGCAATCAATTCTGCAGAATCAAATAGAAAGATTTGGACAGCATTTCTTTAAAGAAGGTGCAAAAGTTATTCCAGGTAATACTGGGTATTCTCAATTATATTATGCTGTCAAATTAGCGAATACCTATCAAGGAGTTCCTGTTGAGGCATATATTGAACAATTAACTGGATCGACAATTACGGGACAAACATCAGGTGTTACTGCAACAGTAGATAATGTTCTTTTCTCTGCTGATTCTGAAACAGATAATTTAACTTTGTATGTGGCATACAAAGGTTCTTCTACAAGAGATAATGCAACACAAACG